CAGATGTAATGCCCCTATGGACATTACTGAGTACACCACAACTACCAAGCTGGTCCGCCGAGTGTTTGAATTCTCCCTGGAACAGATCCGTTATATGGTTTCCGTTTGTAATCCTACCTATCTGTGTTTTCAGTTTGCCAATTACATAGACTGGGAATGTTTTGGGGTGACCAATGTGCATGACCTTGGCGAACCTGTTTTGTCACGTGTGACAGCTATAAGCAACTTGGTAGAGGTTCCTGTGGCATACATAGGGACAGGACCTAAACAGTTTCAGATGGTTGATATGGGAATTGATACCCTGGAGGGAGAATAATGAAAAACACAGGAAAGAAGGGAGCAGCGAAACCCACATCTGCTGCACCTGCGTTTGTTATACCCAGAGGTTTGGGCGTGGATGCCCCTACTGTCATAGAGGGTGGTGGAGGTGTACACTCAGATGTAGATTACAGGTTTGATCTCCTGGACCCCATGGCTATGTTCAGAATAGCCAAGATCATGGATTTAGGGTCCAAGAAGGGATATGAGGATGATAACTGGAAGAAACTACCTTCCGACATTCATTTGAATCATGCAATGGGCCACATTATGGGTCATATCATGGGAGATACTCAGGGTGACCATTTGGCCCATGCTGCAGTCCGTTTGATTATGGCCATGGGAGCAAACAGCGATACACCAGATAACTCATCTGAGTTAAAGGTTGCTCACGGAACTCCTGCACAAATCAAACGTGCAAACGCGGCTAAGATCAAACGTGCGGTTGCAGCACAGTCCAAGGCTGCGTCCACTGACCCCAAACACTCACCCAAACCCAAGCCATAAGGAGTATTTATATGAAAGTGATGTATGTGTGTTCCCCCCTCGGGGGGGACATTCCCCATAATGTGCAGAGAGTTAAAGAGGCAGTCACGGTTCTTATCCAAGAAGCAAAGGACATGTCCCACGTCTGTACCAGTGTCCCCATGCCCATGTTCTTAGTCCCCCATTTTGTTCTCAATAACATTAGTTTTACTGATGATGGCGAAGTAGACAGGCAGTGGGGTTTGGACATGTGTTTGACCCTACTGGGTTTCTGTGATTCCATGACTGTTATCGGTGATAATCACACTCCAGGTATGGTGACTGAAATCAACTATGCACGTGAAAAAGGAATTCCCATAATTGTGAGGGAGGATCTTTAAATGGCTAATTCATCAACATGGGTGAATGGTGAGGGTCCAGTTCACCCAAAGTTTATGATAGTGGGTGAGGCTCCTGCAAAGGATGAAATTTCAGTGGGCAGACTTTTTGTTGGTAGAACCGGCTATGAGTTGAACGAGCTCATATATAGAAGGCTTATGGTAGATCGTAATGACTGTTATCTCACTAACTACTATAAACATCCCATAGTCAATAAAAAGAAGTTGCCTGAGAATGAAACACCCATGTTTGATGAGATCTTAAAGGATGAAGTGAATCAAATTGACCCTTATATCATAATCTCTATGGGGGTTATAGCTACACGGTTTTTTCTCCATTCCAAGTACGATATGGAAACTCTTAATGGCATGCCCCACATTGTTGATGGTCGCATAGTTGTCCCCTGTTTTCATCCCGCTATAATTTTTCATGACACCGGTCGTCTTAAATCCGTTCATGATGCGTTTGACGTGGCCAAGGCTATATCTAATGACAAGTATGCGGGGGTAGTAGTCACATCCCCCACCCCTATCCGCGTTGACTACATACCTGTTCCTTTATCCAATACTCTTGACATGTGTGCAGATTCAGGAGGGTGTCTAGCATTGGATACAGAAACCTTCTTCGATGGGTCTCATTTTATGACACAGGTTTGTTCAGTCCCTCCCTATATGTCATATGGGTTTCACCAGGACATAGACTTTCATAAACAGCTACGCTCTGCGATATCTAAGCCAGATGGTCCTTGTATAGTTATGCACAATGCCATGTTTGATATCAATGTGATGTCTCATATGGACAATGTTCCCACTCCTATTACCAACTTTACTGACACTATGATCATGGCCTTTCTCATTCAGACTCTTCCTCTAGCCCTCAAAAACCTTGTTTATAGGCTGTTTGGTCATTCTCCACAGACGTATACCGAGGTGGTTGGGGATCTTCCCGATCTGTCCTATCTCCCCCTACAGAGTGTTCTTGATTACGCTTGTCCAGATCCCGTTTCCACAATGCTTGTTTATCATCAGTTACAGTCAATGGCCTACCCTCACATGGATAGTGTTCTCAAACGTGATATGGATATAATCCCCATGTTAATGTCCATGATGTCTAGGGGCATCTCATTAAACACAGATTATATATCTGATTTGGAATGTGAGTTTACGATTCATAATGCTGATACCCTGGAGAAGATCCGGAGCTATGCATGGAAGGATTTCAATCCGGGTTCGTCCCCTCAGACGTCTAAACTTCTATTTGATACTCTTAAGCTCAGTTCCAGGTACCTAAAGGATACCAAGTGGGGGAAATCCACCAACCAGACTGCTCTTAAAACAGTCCGGGGTCAACACCCAGTAGTCCCGCTTATAGAGGACTGGCGTGAAGTCAAGACTATTATAGACAAATACATTAATGTGCTTCCCACTACAGTTTCCCCCGATGGTCGGATTCATACCAAACTTTCTTTAATTCGGGTCAAGCACTCGGGCCGGATTGCATCCAGTAAACCCAATCTTATGGCTCAGCCTATACGATCTAAGAATGGCCTTAGGATTAGAGGGGGATTTGTTGCACCTCCAGGGTTTATTTTTATGTCCCTTGACTACAGCCAAATAGAAATGCGGTTAATGGCACATTTATCCCAGGACCCAATAATGCTTAAAATTTGTACGGGTGATGGCGATATTCACACGGAAACTGCCACCAGGATGTTTAATCTTCCTGAGTCTCAGATTGACAGTATGAAACACAGGTATCCGGCTAAGCGCACAGGTTTTGGGATCATCAATTTTATTTCTGCTTCCGGTCTTGCTAGAGAGCTTATGGATGGTGGGGCGGGTGAATGGTCCACAGCGGATTGTGAAAAGCTACTTGACACATGGTTTAATATTTATAAGGGTGTTCATCGTTATATGATGGAATCCCAAGCAGAAGTTAAACGTGATCATTTTGTGACAGATATGTGGGGTCGCATGGAATACATACCCGAGTTTTCAGCTCATGATTCCAATGTTGTCAGTACAGGTGTCAGGGTGTCAGGCAATCAGCGCATTCAATCTGGTGCTCAGGGTATTATCAAGGAGGCCATGGTTAATATGTCCCCTTATGTCAATGACCTTTCCAACCGTGACATCCTTTATCCCATCATTCAGATTCACGATGATTTGATGTTTGAAGTACGTGTAGAGTATCTGAAAGAGGTTTCTAAGACCATTCGACACTATATGGAGCACTGTGTAGACCTATCTGTCACACTTCTAGCAGAGCCCAAAGTGGGTTACAGATGGAATGAGCTCAAAGCATACAACTCTGATACTGATATATATAAGTGATATCTCACCATACTACCCCTAGTAATGTTACCACTCATATATACCACCCGTAGTATAAATGTCGATATCTTTATGCTGTATTCCCAATGTGGTTTACTGTGGCATGTTTGTTTATGTGATTTACGAGAAACCCATTTCCGAATGCATTACCCCCCGAGGGGGATGCCATCATGGCTAGTGGCATCCCCCCCATTTCCCTTATTCCTATGGCTCCCACCGTTTCAATAGACCTGGAAACTCCAGACCCGCTTAACCCTAATCCTATCAAAAGTAGACCTACCCCTGTGTGTAGTGTTCCTCTTATCCTTGAAGCTTTGGAGCATCACAAAGGTTTTATGTCTGCAGCAGCTAGAGATCTTGGTGTTACTGTCCAGGCTCTTAGTCAGAGGATCAAAAGGAATAAAAAGCTTAAGATTGCATATGACGCTATAAACGAGGAAAAACTCGATGTGTCTGAATCCAAATTGGGTGAGCTTATTGACATTAAGGACCTGAATGCAATAAAATTTCACTTGGAATGTAAGGGCAAACATCGGGGATGGGTACGCAGACAGGAAATGACAGGAGCTGGTGGGGGTCCCATTAAAACTGCTACCAATGTGAGAATTCAAAGGATAGATCTGTCGGGGTTGTCCGATGAGGAATTGACCCTTGCTGAATCCCTAGGGTTTAAGATTGCTGAGATGACTGGAGATGGAACTGAGATGACTGGAGATGGAACTGAGATTGGGGAAGATGATGACCAGGATTAAAATGGTTGTGATGAATAATGTGGGTGGTGACGATGAGTAGTAGTCTTTCACCCATTCCCCTTTCCCCTTTCTACACTCCCACTACCCCTATCCCTACTCCCACCCTCTCTGCTCCCATTACCCCCACCCTTAAGCTTGTCAATAAGTCTAAAAGGGATATTATAACACAAGCAGCATATGACATGGATTCAATCAAGGCTGAGCGTTGCAAGAGGTCTTTCAGTTATTTCCTATCTGAGTTTTGGAGTGAAATTTCCAATGAAGTGTTTAAGTCCAATTGGCATATAGAAGTATTTTGCAATGAGCTCCAGCATATTGCGGAAATAGTTGCAAAGGGCCTTCCCAAGGAACACGATCTCATTGTCAACGTTTCTCCGGGTACAACCAAGACCATCACATTTAGTATAGCTTTCCCTGTATGGTGCTGGATCAACTGGCACTGGATGAGGTTCATAACCACCTCTTACTCTTCTGCTCTGTCCCTTGAATCCGCTGAGTACAGTCGTGATCTGATCAGGTCAGAGAAGTTTGGTAGATATTTTCCGGAATTGGACATCAAGCCTGACAAAGACACTAAGTCTAATTTCAGGGTTCAAAAAATGGATACCAAGGGTAAAGTTACTCTTGGTGGTAACAGATATAGTACTTCCATTGGGGGTACTCTCACGGGCTTTCACGGTCATATTCTCATTGTTGATGACCCTCTTGATCCAAATCGTGCATTCAGTCCAGTTGAAGTAAACAAGGCCAATCGTTGGATTGATCAGACTCTCTCAACAAGAAAGGTTGATAAGGCTGTCACTCCCACGATCCTGGTCATGCAAAGGCTGGCGGAGAATGATCCTTCTGGGTATCTGTTATCTAAAGAAAAGACAAACGTTAAGCATATATGCCTGCCGGGACAGATCCGGGACTATAAAGAATACCTGAAGCCCAAAGCGTTTGAAAGTTTTTACATTGATGATCTGTTTGATCCAATTCGGATGCCATGGGCAGTTCTCAAAGACATGGAGGCTGATCTCGGGCAATACGGTTTTGCAGGTCAGGTTGGTCAGAATCCCACACCTCCCTCAGGTGGTATGTTCAAAATAGACAAGTTTATTATGATTGATAAACTCCCTTCTGAAGTGAATTTTGTCAAAACAGTTAGGTACTGGGATAAGGCCGGTACTGATGAACTTGTTAGCAAAGATCCGGATTACACTGTTGGGGTCAAGATGTCTCTTTTGAAGAGTGGCAAATACATAGTCCACGATGTTGTCCGGGGTCGGTGGGAATCTCAGGAAAGAGAGGCAAAAATAAAGGATGTGGCTGAGGCTGACGGTCCCAGTGTTATTGTGTGGGTGGAACAGGAGCCGGGGTCCGGAGGTAAAGAGTCTGCACAGGCAACTATTAGGAATTTGGCTGGATATTCTGCCCACAGGGAGTCCCCTGTGGGTAATAAAATTGCTAGGGCCGATACTCTCTCTGTGCAGGTTAATGAGGGTAATGTCATGCTGTTAAAGGGTGAATGGAATGCACCTTATAAAACTGAGATAGGGTTCTTCCCATTCTCTAAGCATAAGGACCAGACTGATGCCACTAGTGGCGCATTCAGGGCTCTGGGAAACAGTAAGAATGCAGGGATGCTCTTTTAGGGGTGGAGGTAAATACAGTTATGAATAAATCAAAACAGGGCTTCGGGATAAAGGTCTTATCTGCCATAGTCTCTCGGGCCCTTCTTGCTGCTAAGATGGGTACTCAATATGACGGAGACAGGGACCTTTATCAGGCTCTTGGATATCCCACTACTATTACATATGCGGCATCTCTTTCAAAGTATTTGAGACAGGCTATTGCCAAGGCTGTTATTGATAGACCGGTTGACGACTCTTGGCAGGGTGGTTGTCTCATACAGGAAGATACAGGCAAGGAAACAGAGCTGAGTAAAGCGTGGGCCAGTCTGATAAAGAATCATAATCTGGGACTTTTCTCCACTTTAACCAAGTTGGATAAGTTTGCCGGTATAGGGACATATGGAACCATGTTATTGGGTTTTGATGACGTTTCATGCTCTGAGGACTTCAGGAATCCTGTGGAAATGGCATCCAGTAGGAAGCTTCTTTACTGCAATGCTTTGGGTGAGGACTGCGCGGTAATAGCTTCATACGACACAGACCCTCTGAGTGAACGCTATGGGCTCCCTACCATGTATGATGTAAGAACCTCAAGCGGTGAGGAACGGAATAACACTTCCATTAGTGTTCATCACACAAGGATGTTCCACATTGCAGGTGATTCCCTGGGTAATAGGGTGCGAGGTCGCTCCAGGTTAGAGCCCGTATGGAATAATCTGATGGACCTTGAAAAGGTAGTGGGTGGGTCGGGTGAAATGTTTTGGCGGGGGGCGCGTCCGGGCTATTCTGGCAAAATTGATGATGAATATTCCATGTCTGAGCCCGATAGAGAGGATTTCAAGGATCAGCTTGATGAATATGAACACAACCTGCGGAGATTCCTGATAACTAAGGGTGTTGAAATATCCTCATTGTCACAGCAATTAGCTGACCCTAAAAGTTACGTTGATGTTCAAATTGAAATGATCAGTGCTGAAACAGGCATTCCCAAGAGGATACTTACAGGCAGTGAAGTGGGTGAACTTGCCAGCTCCCAGGATGCATCTAACTGGAATGGTAGATTGAGTAATCGAAGAACCCACTATATTGAACCGGTCATCCTGCGCCCTTTCATAGAAATGTTAATGGTGTGTGGTGTGCTACCTGCAACTAAGGTACAGATTAAGGATTTTGCCATTGTTTGGCAGTCCCTTGATGAGAAAAGTGATAAAGACAAGGCTGAGGTGGGTGAAATCAGAGCCCGATCTCTCAAAGACTATGCTGGTAATCCACTGGGTGAAAGCATTGTCCCCCCTGAAGCTTTCTATCGCTTCTTTCTGGGATTCAACGATGACGAGATTAAGGTGATTACCAGTCTCCAAGAGGCTTATGTAGCTGATGAAGAGAGGGATATCCAAGATGGTGAATTGGACGAAGAGGACGATGAATCTAAGAAGGGTGAAGAGGATGACCCCAAGGGTGATGATGAGGATGCTGAATGATATGTTCCCAAAGGTGTAGGGTCCTCCCCCCTCATACTTACAAGCACATATCACCACCTCCTACAGTGTTTTCCGTTGTATCAAGGTATGATCCTACTCGTACAACAGTCTTAAGACGTATATTTGTGGCCGATATGCGTAGAAGGTTCAAAAAAATCCCACGTCTGATCACTAAGAGCATAGTTGACCAGGACTATTTCGGCCTTAATTCCACTACTGAAGATCTCAAGTCTTTTGGGGTCACACTTGCAAAAGACTTTGCATTCTCATCCTCTGAGGAAAAAGCAGACAATTTCATGAGCTGGCTACGCACTGAAGAGAAAAAACATTTGCTTCAGACTGTTGAAGTAGAACAGATGGGAACATCCACTAGGGCTGCATGGACAAACAGATATGTATACTCCGGGTATGAGAAAGGGGTGTCCCGTGCTAGGCAGGAGCTCCGTAATGGTGGATATATGGTCCCTTCAGCCATGGAATCAGGAGGCCTAGCCATGGTCATGAACCAACCAGTTCATGCAGATAGGGTGGGAATCCTGTTTAGTCGTGTTTACCGTGATCTCAAAGGCATCACTGACAATATGGACAGTCAGATAAGTAGGGTGCTGGCACAAGGCTTGATTGAAGGAAAAAACCCAGTTAGGTTAGCAAAAACTCTCAATTCCGTGATATTGGGTGGAGGTGCTAGTCTAGGGGTTACAGATACACTTGGAAGATTTATTCCTGCAATGCGGAGAGCAGAAACCCTGGCCAGGACTGAGATAATAAGGGCTCATCACCTGGGAGGGATTCAGGAGTATCGGAATTGGGGCCTTGAGGGAGTAGAAGTACAAGCTGAATGGGTGACTGCCGGTTATCACGTGTGTCCTGACTGTGAAGCCCTGGAGGGAAAGATATTCACCCTGGACGAAATTGAGAGTATGATCCCACTGCATCCAAACTGTAGGTGCTGTGCAATACCGGTGAAAAAGAGTATGTCTGAGAAAAAGAAAAAGAGCACTGCAGCACCTACTGTTTCTAAGCCGGTTACACTGGCAGATAAGTTGCGTAAAGAGTCATTGGCCCTACAGGGCAATAGTTTTGAAACAGCAGTTGCATTTGATAAAAATGGGGTAGAACTATTAAGAAAGGAAGGTAGTAAATCAGCAGTTCATTTCTCGGATGCCGATGTTGACGCACTGCGTAAAGCTGATGGTGCAGTCTTGACCCACAACCATCCTAGGGGTACATCATTCTCGTATGATGATATCAATTTTATGTGTATGTCTGAACTTTCAGAAATAAGGGCGTTCGGTACCGAATATGAATATGTTGCTCGTCTTACTAAGGATATTCATCCTGCAGCTATAAAACCAATGTATGATGAGGCTTCTCATCAAGTAAAGGTAAGATTTGATAGGTTAATTGATGGGGGAAACCTCACTATGGCTGAAGCAAACGCGGAACATCACCATGAGATATGGAAGTTGGTTCAAAAGAACACTAACTGGCTTCATTATGAGAGGATTACAAAATGATAGATATAGATAAGGGTCATAATCTTCCTGTTTACAGTCCCACGTGTTATAACTGTAAATGGTTACACAGAGAATGTTTACAGATCCCAGGTAAATGTAAGGCTTTTCCAGACGTTATACCACTCACCATATGGACAGGTAAGAATGATCATCACAACTCTTATCCAGGTGATAATGGAATTCAGTTTGATGAGCGTGAGGAATAAGGCTATGGACGAATTTAGAAATCAGGAGTTTGCAGTGGAGTTGGCTAAGCTTTTAAAAGCTCCACCACATACCAGTTCCCTGGCTTTGACCTTGGACACCACACAGATTATTAAGGTGTCCTGTAAGTATTTTATTTTCACTGATAAATCCGATATTGAAAAGATCAGGCACTTGGCTAATAAGTATGAACTTGCTATTACAAATGCTGAGGTGCCTACCGAGATAGACGAGGAGGCAAAATGACAACCAAAATAGTCAATCACGCACAGATACAGGCAACACCTATTATAGAGGATATATCGGGGAGTACTCTCAGTGGCCCACCCTTGGACACAAGCACCAAACTGGTACTAAGTGCCAAATCATTCACGTCCTTTGCGTCCGTGGCTCCTGATTACACTATTCGTTATGAGGTATATCAGGGCAAAAAGCATTTAGTAGTTCCTGTGGTGATGATGGTTGAGGGAGTACATTCCGGGTCCTCGGGTCCACAGTTTCATAGTGCAGAAGAGTTGGGAAAATTTCCAGCAGCCTGGAACGATATCCCTATAACCGTTCAGCATCCCACCACTGATGGTGAATTTGTATCGGCCAAGACCCCTGGAATGATTGAGGTGGCTGTGGTGGGACGGGTATATAACACTTTTATGGATGATAAAAGGCTGAGAGCTGAGGCATGGCTGGAAGAGGATAAAATCAAGGAGGTATCCCCATTGGCCCTGGCCTATATACTGCAGCAAAAACCCCTGGAGGTTAGTGTTGGGGTGTTTACAGATGACATTCTGACAGGTGGGATATGGAATGGTGAAGCGTATAACATATCTGCCATAAACCATAGACCAGATCACTTAGCCCTTCTGCCTGGAGGTAAGGGGGCATGTTCATGGGAAGATGGAGCAGGTATAAGAGTAAATGAAGATGGTACAGGTGTGGATAGTGTGGGGGTTAAAATAAATGAAAAAGGAGGACAAGAAGTGGTACTGAAAGACATTATCAATCAGGTACAGGAAAAGGGTTTCATGGTCAATTTGAGTGAGACGGGATTCCAGGATATAATTTCGGCTATACAAAAACAGTTGGATACATTGGACAACACTGAAAGACAGCATTACATAAGGGAGGTGTTTAGTGACTCGTTTGTTTACGAGGTAGTCAAAACCAATGGGGGTCCTGTTCAAATGTACAAAAGGAAATATACCATTGGGGATGATGCGGTTGTTGCTATGGCTGATGAGTTTGTGGAGGTCAGTCGTAAAGTGGAATACCCAGAAATCAAAGGTTTAAGTGCTCACGAAAACAAAAAGGAAAAAGGAGGAAACGAGATGAAAGAAAAGATTGATGGTCTTCTGACGATGGCCGGTTCCCCATTTGTGGAGGCTGATCGGGCAAAGTTGGAAGTCTTTGGTGAGGAAGTCATTGACAAAATGATTGCCTTTGGTGTTCACGAGGAAGTGGCTGGTGATGTCAAAATCGAACCCACCCCTCAAATGAACGAAGAAACAGCAGCCAAGATTCTTCAGGAATCCCTGGCAGATCCCGTGAAGTTGATGTCCCTGTTACCTAATGAGGTTGCCGGTCAGATTCAGCATGGCTTGAAACTGCATGCAGATCATAGGCAGAGTCTCATTGACAGGGTAATTGCGAATCAGGCTGGTGAGGTCTGGAAGAAAGAGGATCTGGACTTGATGTCTACGGACAATCTTCAGAAAACGGCAGACTCCATAAAGAAGCCTGTCAGTTATGTGGCGAATGCTTCCGGTTCTCTCGGTGTGAATAGCGAGGAAGTTCTCTTGCCTGCAGGCGTTCAGGAAAAGGAGGAATAATCAATGGCCTATAATACGATCAAAATCAAAAAGTACTCTGATGTGATTGAAGAGTGCGAGGCTGCGGCTGCTCTGTACCCTGGGGCTCTCATCGAGATTGATTCTAATGGGGCTGTACAAAACAACAGTGATTCCGCATTGATCTGTCAGAAAATGGTAGCACTTGAGGACGAACTCCAGGGGAATGGCATTGATGATGCCTTTGCGGCTGAGGATCGGGTGCAGTGCTGGATCATGGGGCCGGGCGATGTGGCTTATATGATCCTGTATGACGGTGAAAATGTTGTTATTGGGGACTATCTTGAGTCCAATGGGGATGGAACCCTGATAAAACTGGTTTCCGGTGTGGCCTTATTTGTGGCTCTTGAGGCACTTGACCTTTCCGGGTCTAGTGGGGCAGAAACATCAGGCGAACTTGGGTACAACAAACGAATTGCTGTTAGGGCGTTGTAAAGGAGGAACATAGTTATGCCAGGAGTTAATATGGATATCATCTCTGACGGAAACGTTCAGGGAGAAATTGCGTCTCTCATTGCCAAGCAAGGGAGATTAAACGCAAACAGTATGAGGCCCTGGATCGGTAAAGATGGCCGATCCTACATGACTGTTTTTACGGGCGGTGACCCCAAAAAGGCAGTGAGTTACAGAGCAGTTCCCATCCAGGTAAATGCTACTCTGAGACGTGATGAGTGGAAGACCCTGGATGATGCTGTGATTGCGGTATCCCTGAACCGCCTTTTGGGCATTCAGGATCTGATAGCATCTGGATTGACCTACAATCTTGGGAATGCTATGGGAACAACGGTTCTTGAATGGCATGACATTTCCGATGCCATGGAAGCGGATCTCACCATGGACGCGGTGTCCAGGAGTAAGGGTGATCGACCGGTTTTCCAGACAAACTACCTGCCCATCCCCATAATTCATGTGGATTATGAAATCAATGCAAGGGTGCTGGAAGCAAGCCGGAAACTGGGTAATCCTCTTGACACCACCTCTGCGGAGATGGCAGCGAGGAAGGTATCCGAGAAGTTGGAATCCATGCTCTTTACTGACGTGGATTATGCCTTTGGTGCAAAGGATGACCGTTCACGTAACAAGATTTACAGTTATGTCAATCATCCGGACAGAAACCTTGTCTCTCTTGCACTTGACTGGGATAACTCGTCCAAGACCGGTGCTCTGATTATTGCTGATGTTCTGTCCATGAAACAGTCCAGTATTGATGCCAAGAAATACGGTCCGTGGCATCTGTACATTCCGACAGCATATGAAACCGTGCTGGACGGGGACTATGACTCCACAACCCCTGGGACCACGATCCGAGAGCGCATCATGAAGATCAATGGGATTGGCAAAATCGAGGTTATTGACACCATGGCTGCGAACAATGTGCTTTTGGTCCAGATGACATCTGACGTGGTCAGGTTGATTCGTGGTATGCCCATTCAGAATGTGGAATGGAGCACTGAGGGCAAGTTCATTACCAAGCATAAGGTTCTGACCATTCAGATCCCGCAAATTAGGTCTGACAGCAATGGGTCTTCCGGCATCGTCCACGCATCATAACAGTTAAACGAGAGGTATGAAAATGGAACGTGAAATAAATGACAGTGTTGCAATAAGGTTCAAAAAAACCGGAGGGGGGTCCCTCCGTTGGAATGGTCGTATTATCAAACCGAACGAGATATTTATGGCCAGACCAGAAGAGATCCCCTTTGGTTTCAGGAATGTAGTGGTGCCACTTGACCCCATCCCCGAAGACAGTCCCATTATCCCTGGTGACAATTTCAAGCTTGCAGAGACACCGGCTAAAGTTGGAGATGTTGGGAAAAAGACTGATGAACCGGAAAAGCCAGACTCCCTGCCAGAAGGCGATTACATAGTTGCCCCAAAGGGTGCAGGGGGATGGTATGATGTTATAAACATCGCCACTGGAAAGGCCATTAACACAAAGGCCCTACGTGAAGGTGAAGCTGGAGAGCTCCTGAAGGAGCTTAATCCATGAAGTGGAATGTTCCTCCCCTCTGGGAAGGTGATAGTTGCTGGATCATAGGTGGGGGAACATCTGTTCCTGAACAATTCGGTGTACCTGAAAACATCATTAAAAAGGTATGTGAGCGAAGAATGGAACCATGTGCATATTCATCTTACATGAAAGCAATCCACAATAAGCATATAATTGGAATAAACAATGCTTATACTATAGGTAAGTGGATGGACATTCTGTTCTTTGGAGATCATGACTGGTATCTGACTCATCGACAAAAGGTAGCTATCTGGCCCGGGTTAAAAATAACCTGTAATCCCAGATTTGCTAACAAATCAAAGCGTGACTTGGAAGGGATAAAGTTTATGGCTAGAGATTCCAAACACAGAGAAGGGATAAGCACAGAACCTGGGTGTGTGTCTTGGAATCGAAACAGTGGTGCTGCAGCAATATCCCTGGCCTATCACCTTGGAGTCAAGACAGTATATCTATTGGGATTTGATATGACGCTTGGCAGTCAAGCTTTTAGTCATTGGCATGGGTCCCACGTACCAGATGGAAAGAAAGCAAGAAAAGCTCCCCCATTTATGACCCATCTGCTTGCTTTTCCGGCTATAGCAACAGACGCAGAAAGATTGGGAGTAAAGATATACAATGTGTCACCGGAGAGTAAAATAGATGTGTTTGAGAAAGTTTCTTTAAAAGAGGTGTTAGGATGACGAATAAGACAGTGAA